ATTAGATAGTTTGAGTAGCAACGGTTATATTGTAGATGACGATGGTTATTGGTATGTTACCGGCGAAGGTGAACAATATCTACAACAAGCATTAAAGCAAGATGTGGCGGAAGGCTCATTAAACGAAATTTACAAAATGCCGCCTACTAAAGATAGTAGTCAAGGAATGGCAATTTGGGCTTACAATGATGCAGTAGAAAAAAAGTCGCCTGTGTTTTATAGAGATAACAATGTAATAATTTTCAAATTCAATGAATATTTACTGCGATATATCATATTGCAAGATGGAAACCCTGTGTTATATATCGGGTTAAGTAGATTCCTTGATGGATATAAATCCGGTACTGTTGCTACTGAAATAGAAGGGCGCGGCAAGGGTCTGGCACAAAAAGCATATTTGAATGCCAGTGATATTTTAGGTGTACCAATATATAGTGATACCACACAAACTGATGCAAGTAGGTTGGGTATATGGGATAAACTGATTCAACAATATCCAGATAGAATTGTTGGGTACGATCAAAAAACTAACAAGGATTTACCTTTGTCAATGTCTGATAAAGGACCAATAGTGAATCAAAACCAACCAATATATGTTAACAATAAAGATACTAATAAACCAATAGCACCAAATCAACGATATAGAACAAGAATTTTAAAACTACTACCTATCAAGCAAGGTGTGGCAGAAGGCAGAGAAAATTATAATGGTATAAATTTGTTACTTCAGCGAGATGATGATGAAGTTTTTGTTAAAGCCTCAGCAGGTGGTAGAGAATTAGGTCATGTATTGTTTGTAGATGAAGGTGACTACTTAATGCCACAAGACCTAGAAGTTGATGAACGTTTTCAAGGTCAAGGTATTGCTCAAACAATGTATGACTATGTTAAAAGCAAAGGATATAAGATACGCCGTAGTGGTCAGCAAACTGCTGCAGGTGCAGGCTTCTGGGACAAACATCGCCCTGAACAGAATGTTTGGGAAGGTACAGCAGACGATATTAACAAAATGTTTAACAACATGTATGATCCGTTGACAACAAATTTACAACGTGTAGCATTGATGGCTATGCAGGGTAGACAAGATGAAGCGGGAATGCAGTTGAATCGTGTAATCAAAGATGCAAGTCCAGAAGCACAAAAGAAAATTATTGATGCTGTAAACAATATCAAACCAGTAACAATCAATGGCAAAGTAGCAGACAGTTCAACATTAGATAAAAGTCATACACATCAAGACTGGATCTTAAACACATTTATTCCTTGGGTAAAGAAAACTATTGGTCATCAAGATGTTACTGAAGATGCAACACCTACAATGGGTATCAATGTAAGAAGTGACGGTGATATTGACTATGCTAGTTTAATCATTGATGGCAAGAAAAAATATGAATCTCGTCAGACTGATAGTCTTAGACCATATGTTGGTAAAACAGTTGCAATTGTTAGAACTGGTAAAGGTCCTGCAGTTGCAATTGGTCAAGTAACAGTAGGTGACCCAATTGTAGTAGATGCAGAAAAGTTTGACAAAATGCGCAAACAACATTTAGTACCACAAGGCAGCAAGTTTGATATAGGTATCGATGCTACCAAATATCTATATCCAATGATTAATCCAGTTCGTTGGGATAATGAAAAACTAGTAAAACAAAAAGGTATTGTTGCTAGAAAGATTGATTAATCTCCAATTTAGTTGTATTCTTAACACATTTCTGCTATAATAATCTTATGAACAAGATTGGCAATTTTGAATCCATTGGTTGTGATTGTGAGTTTGGATTGGTTCAACGAACCTTGAATTACGAACCTATGACTTTATTAAGATGGTCTAGTATAAATTTACACAGTTTAGTTAGAATGATTGACGATGATTTTAAAGATTTAAAAAATATTGATACATATGATATTGATAGAAATGACGATTTAGAATACATGGTTACTAATACAAGTTATCATCTTTGGTCACATACTGACACACGACATGACACTTCCAAATCTGAATTAATAGAATCATCCTTCAAACGAATAAATTATTTGCAACGTCAATTTGTAAAGGAAGCAAAAAATAATAAAAAAATATATGTTCACAAATCTAAAAGTATTACTACTGAAGAAATGCAATTATTATATAATGCAATGAAATCATTAGGTGCTGATAGAATTTTATTTGTACTAAAAGACATTGACCTAAAAAATACGTTTGTTGAATCAGAATTTGGTTTGATTGCTTACATATCTGATTTTTATCCAAACACAAAGTTTGATGAATGGGAATCTATTCTTGATTATGCACTTGAGTACTTTAATGAAAATAACATATCCCATAATAAATCAGTCTAACGAATTTAGAAAAACAGTTATAGAACAACTTTACTATTTGTCCGAACATATTAATTCTTTACAAATTGAAAATGATATGTTAATAATTAGTATAGATGATCCTTTATGTGTTGATGAAGCTGAAATTATAACATCGGTAAAAAGAATAATAGAAACTACGGAAAAAAGTTTTAGAGCCTTTAAAGAAACAATTTCATATGAATCGGAAAACAAATCTACTTACAACTTAGATCCTAATATATGGTTAATTGAAAACGGTGATTTATTAACACATAGTAATGGAACATATGTTTATACTGGTACTTTAGCAAAAGTTATTACTGGATTAGATAATTTCTTACAAAAATTATGTATTAAGTTTGGAGCAGTTGAATATATATTTCCAACTACTATGCCGTTTGACTCATTAAACAACTCAGGATACATAAAATCTTTCCCACAACATGTAGGATTTATTTCATATGGTCAAAAAGGATACGATGGTTTTACAAAATTAGTAACTGCTTTAGATGATAATCAAGTTGAAAAATACTTAGGAGACGTTAAATTAATACTAGCACCTACTGTTTGCCATCATTTATTTCAAACTATTAAACTTTCTAAATCTACTAAGAAATTGATTGTTACCGGAAGTTCAAAATGTCATAGAAATGAAGATAAAACTGCATATGGAATTGAAAGATTAAACAGTTTCAACATGCGTGAAATAATTTTTATTGATGAACCCGATATAGTATCAAATAAACTAACAGAGTTTTCAAATATATTAAATGATATTTTTACTAAATGGAATATTTATTTTATAAAAATGAATGCTACTGACCCGTTCTTTGCAGGGGAAATGTCAAATAAAAAAATATATCAATCTATGCTAGATTTAAAAAACGAGTACAAATTTCATTTACCTTATAGTAATAAATGGCTTGCTACAACTTCTATAAATTATCATAGAGATAATATACTATATGGATTTGATATTAATACTGATAAGTTGCATTCAGGTTGTATAGCATTTGGATTAGAAAGAATTGCATTAAGTTTATTCTCTCAGTTTGGTACTAATACTAAAGAATGGCCTACAAATTTAACAGAAGATTTGGGGATTAACCTATGATAGAAGATATTGTAAAATCAGTAATAGAAAAATATGCAAAAAAACCTATTACCAAAACAGAAAATTTTATTGAAGAAACTGATATTGATTCTTTATCATTAATAAACGTGTTAATGGATTTAGAAGAAGAACTTAACATTGAATTTGATTTATCTGTTATGGTCATAGAAGATGTCAGTACCCTAGAAGATATGGTAAATTACGTTACAAAATTAAAGAATCAAGCGTTGCAAATCAGCAAAAATTAATATATAATTAACTCTTTTATAAGGAAATAACATGGATACTATTGAATCAAGAACCTTTACCCTCGATCAAAAGACAAAGCTTACCCAAATTATCAATGAAGGTATGTCAGTCATGCAAGAGATTGATGATTTGAATGGTGGCTTATCAGACACTATTAAAGCAGTAGCAGAAGAAATGGAAATCAAACCTAGCGTATTAAAGAAAGCTATTCGTGTAGCACACAAAATGGAATTAGGTAAAACTCAACAAGAGCAAGAATTACTAGAAAACATTCTCACAACTGTAGGAAAAACTCTTTAATGTATGTAGACGCAATTCACGACAGGGATAATGATAAAATCCATGTCGTAGAACGTACACCTGACGGCAAACGCAGATATCAAGAATATCCTGCGAACTATGTGTTATATTACAGTGATCCTAAAGGCAAGTATCGTAGCCTCTATGGTGATTCAGTAAGCAGATTCAGTACACGTAAGCGTGGTGAATTTGAAAAGGAACGTAGAATACAATCAAACAAACAATTGTTTGAGAGTGATATTAATGTGGTGTTTAGATGTCTAAGTGACAACTATCTTAATGTTGATGCTCCTAAACTACATACTTGTTTCTTTGACATTGAGGTTGACTTTGATCCTGACAAAGGATTCAGTCCAACTACAGATCCATTCAATCCAGTAACAGCAATCTCATTATACTTAGATTGGCAAGACTTACTGGTCACACTATGTATTGCACCAAAGCATATGAGTGATGAAACTGCATGGGAAATAACAAAGAAGTTTGAAAACTGTTTGTTATTTAAAACCGAAACAGAAATGTTCGAAACCTTTTTTCAACTTATTGAAGATGCAGATGTAATGACTGGTTGGAACTCAGAGGGATATGATATACCTTACATGGTTAATCGTGTCACTAGAGTAATGAGTAAAGATGATACACGTAGATTTTGTCTATTAGGTCAACTACCTAAGCCTAGAACATATGAACGTTTTGGTAAAGAAGAACAAACATACGACTTGATTGGTCGTATTCATATGGACTATTTGCAATTGTATAAGAAGTATAACTACGAATCACGACATAGCTATAAACTAGATGCAATTGGTGAGATGGAAGTTGGTGAGAACAAAACTCAATACGAAGGTACCCTTGATCAATTATACAATAAAGACTGGGAAAAGTTCTTGGAGTATAACAGACAAGATACGATGTTGTTAGTTAAGATTCACAATAAATTAAAATTCTTAGACCTAGCAAATGCACTAGCACATGAAAATACTGTGCTGTTGCCAACTGTTATGGGTTCAGTTGCAATGATTGAACAGGCTATTTTTAATGAAGCACATGAACGTGGATTAGTTGTACCTGACAAAAATAGAAAGGAACACAATGATGAACAACAAGCAGCAGGTGCCTATGTTGCTACGCCGAAAAGAGGCATGCACGAATATGTTGGTGCCGTCGATATCAACTCGCTCTATCCCTCGGTTATTAGGGCCCTCAACATGGCGCCAGAAACAATTGTCGGTCAAGTTAGACAAACCCTAACTAATCAATACATGCGAGATAAAGGTCTACGTCTTGCAATGGAAAAGAAAAGATATAAAGAAGGTGATGATGAAGTTACCGGTAGTGTACTATGGGAGGGATTATTTAGTGCGTTAGAGTATACCGCAGTAATGAATCAAGAACGTGGCACTATATTAACTATTGATTTTGAAGATGGTCGTAGTGAAGAACATAGTGCTGCTGAAATATGGAAGATGATATTTGATAGCAATAGACCATGGATGCTTAGTGCTAACGGTACAATCTTTACATACGAACAAGAAGGAGTTATTCCTGGTCTATTATCACGTTGGTACAGTGATCGTAAAGACATGCAAAAGAAACTCAGAGAATCAACTACTGATGAAGATAAAGAGTACTGGGATAAACGACAATTGGTTCGTAAGATTTTACTTAACTCTGCATACGGTGCATTGTTGAATGAACATTGTCGTTTCTATGATAAGCGTATTGGTCAAAGTGTTACATTAAGTGGTCGTCAAATTGTTAAACACATGATGAGCCAAATCAATGAATGTATCGCAGGTGACTATAACCATGAAGGTGAAGCAATTGTTTATGGTGATACTGACTCATGTTATTTCTCAGCATACAGTGTATTGAAACCTGAAATAGATAAAGGTGAAGTACAATGGGATAAAGATATGTGTATTCAATTGTATGACAATATCGCAGACCAAGCTAATGAAAGTTTTCCTGCATTTATGGAGAAAGCATTTCATGCTCCTCGTAAGAATGGTGCAATCATTAAAGCAGGTCGTGAACTGATTGGTGATCGTAGTATCTTTATTACAAAGAAGCGTTATGCTATTAATATCTATGACAAAGAGGGTAAGCGTAAAGATACAAACGGTAGTACTGGGCAAATTAAAGCTATGGGTTTAGATTTGAAACGTGCTGACACGCCTAAATATGTACAAGAGTTTTTGATGAGTGTATTGCAATGTGTACTAGATGGTGGCACACGTGATACCGTAATTGATATGATTAAAACATTTAAATTGCAATTGGCTCAACAAGAACCTTGGACTAAAGGTAGCCCTAAATCAGTGAATAAGTTAACTATGTATGGTGACAAAGAAAAGGCAGCAGGTAAAACTAACATGCCTGGTCACGTAAGAGCAGCGTTAAACTATAACTATTTGCGTAATGCTAATAGTGACAACTATAGTCAAAAGATTGTAGATGGTATGAAAATTGTAGTATGTAAACTTAAACCTAATCCATTAGGATATACAAGTATTGCATACCCAACTGACGAACTTAGATTACCTAAATGGTTCTGTGAGTTACCATTTGACGATTATGAAATGGAAAAAACACTAGTTGATGAAAAGATTGATAACTTGTTAGGAGTTATGAATTGGGACTTAAGAATAAGCACTGACGTTAATTCTACGTTTGATGACTTCTTTTCGTTCGGGTAAACTAGTTTTGTTTTTCGCAATAAAATCCGTTATAATAGATGCAATACATTCCTAAATAAATCATAAGGAGAAATTTAATGAAGGACAATTTACAAGATTTGATATCACATATACATGGTCTAAGTGATATTGACATTATTAAAATTATGGGTACTGATACTGAAACAAACTTTGCAGCAGTATCACAAGATCAAAATGGTAGAATCGTTATTGAAGGTGGCTTTAAGAATACTGATGCAGAATTCATTGGCACATTCGGTCTACCAAATCTAAACAAACTCAAAACTATTTTAGGTTTTGATGACTATGACGATGGTTCAAAGATTCACACTAAGCGTGACAATGATGTTGCTAAAGCAATTCATTTTGAAAACAAGACAGGTGATTTCATTAACGAATATCGTTTAATGTCAGAAGCTATTGTTAAAGAAAAAGTAAGTAATGTTATTTTCAAAGGTGCAACTTGGAACGTAGAATTCAATCCTACAGTAGATAACATTGGTAGATTGAAGCGTCAAGCACAAGCTAATAGCGAAGAAACTATTTTCAAACTTAAGATTGAAAACGGTGATGTAAAGATTTACTTTGGTGATCCAGCAACACATAATGGTAACTTTGTATTTCATTCTAAAGTATCTGGTACTATTAGCAATGTATTACAATTCCCAGTAAGTCTTGTTATTCAAGTATTGAACATGGCAGGTGACAAAACAATGCGTGTTAGTGAAAAAGGTATCTTAGAAATCACTATTGACAGTGGCATTGCAACTTATCGTTACTTGATTCCTGCTCAATCAAAATGATAAAAGGCATTATGCAATCAGGTAAGTATTTGCATGTATCAGGGGGATATCCTTCTGCACCAAATATTAATTCTACGCAAAATAGACAAACATCTAATTCACCATCTTCAGGTGACGTTCGTTATAACGCAACTGTAGCGGGATTAGAGATATATGATGGTTATAATTGGGTGTCATGGAATCCTTCATATGCCAGTGTTGGGTTATCGCCTGAAGCAGAAGAACTACTTGACTGGGCCAAAGAAAAGCGCAACAAAGAACTTGAAGTAGAAAAACTAGCAAAAGTTAATCCAGCAGTTCATGATTTACTTGAGCAGATTAAAGAAAAGCAAGATCAACTTGAAATGGTAACAACATTACTAAAATCACCAGAGACAACATCTTAATGGAAAAAGACGATTTAACAAGTAAACAAAATCCTGATTGGGCATTGTTTTTACCTGCACTTAGTACATTCTATATTACTGGGTTAGGTAAACAGCGTAAAGGTGAAGAGTACTTTCCACCTGAACGTATACCAAAAGGTATTCCTGACTTAGAAGGATTGAATTTTCTTAATAGTCAAAAG